TATTATTGCCAAGTTTAGAGAAGTGTGTGTAAAATTTCATTAAATAATGATAGATTGCTTTTTAGGCATAACTATACCTGAACTGTATATCTCATTATACTTGTTTTCAATCTCAGGCGCAACCGAAACATCATATATTATATTGGCACGATTGATATCTACCCTTTTCTGTTCTGAAAAGATAAGCATAGGTTGCATTTGAAGACTTGCTTTACCATTCGGCGCCATTGCGATTGCAAGTACACATGGATTTTCGATTGAAATTAAATCGGCACTACGTTCTGTAATTTTACCAACAATCTCTTCACCTGTGCTCAATTTTAAAATTCTAAGTTCATTTTGCATAATATATCTCCATAATTAAAAATGGGTGCCATTGCGGCACCCATGCTATTATTTAAAACGTTCTGGGAAATTTAGACGTTCCCATTCTTCATCACTAACAGGCCACCAATATGTATGTTTCATATCACAATATGCCTTTGTGTAATAGTTCTTTCTGTTTAGTTTCCAAGTCGCCATGATCTATAGATTTTGAAAGATAATATTCAGCAAGGCCTTTTGCTTTATAATTTTTTGCATCTTGAATTCCTTCAAGTAATGCTAAGAAGAATTTTTTTACTGATTTCATAACACATCATCCTCAGTTAAGAATTGTTTAGTAGATTTTTTAGTTTTAGATTCAACATCATTAACTTCAATCTTCTTAGGTTTCTTATGTTCTGGAATGATTCGTTCTAAAGCAATCTTCAACATACCATTAATCAAAGCTGCATCTTGAATTTCAATTTGGTCATCAAGTGCAAATATACGAGTGAATGCACGATTAGCAATTCCTCTGAACAAGAAATTGTCTCCGTCATCTTTCGTATTACCAGCAACAATGAGTTTGTTGTCTTCTAACGTGATATCAATTTCTTGTTTACTGAAACCAGCAACAGCAATTTCAATCACGTAAGTATTATCACCAGTCTTGCGAATGTTGTATGGTGGGTAGTTTGGAATGTTTTTAGTCACATCATTATGAATTTTTGCTAGCCGATTGTATTGCTCATCAAAGCCGACAAAGAATTTATCAAAGTCTTTCAGACCTGGACCGCCAAAGATAGCGGGAATTGGTGTGTGTCCCATTTTGTATCTCCTCTTACTTTGATGTTGAAAATGCTTTCTTAGCATCAAAAGAGTATGCAGACATGCCAAGAGTTGTAAAAAACGTATTGACTTCTACTGCAACAGCTTTTGCGTAAGATGTTTGAGCTTCAATGAAAGTGTTGAGGGGTTTTGCAAGTTCTTCATTCTTTACGAAGTTTTTGACGAATTGCGTTTTCGTGCCTTGAAAAGTATCGATAGCACTATTGATGTTATGTAACATAGTTTGCTCCTATTAAGCGAGTTAAAAATAAAATTTGATACCCCGAAGGCGTATCATTAAAGTCCTGCTTACTGAATACAGGGGTGCCATATCGTTGCACCAGCATTAGACGCTCCTAAGGTAGAAGAGCCATTAACGTTCCCATCCCTGAGATACGTTTATTTATAAGACTTATTAGGCTTGACCAATCATTCTGCGTGAAACAAAATAAGTTGTGTTGCCTTGCGTGTTCATGTCTTTACGAACCTTGTAGCCGCTTTGGCGCAACTCGCTAATACGAGCCCGAAGGTTTTTGATGCCGAACAAAGATTTAGCTTGTGGTGCAGAGATTCCACGACCAGTACCACGCAAGTACGATACCAAGAGTTCTGTCTGTGTTTTGCTTGAATTTACAAATGCCATTTTAAATACCTCATTAATTAATGATAAAAAAGGATGCTAAAAATTATTTCTTAGCATCTGGTTTAGCTTCAGCTTTTTTAGCTTCAGCTTTTTCAGCCTTCTCTTTTGGAGTAATCACTTTGGGTCGTGGTTTATCTTTAGAGGCTGCTGTAGATGCGGGTGCAGGCGCAGATGCTGCTGTCACAGACTTGTCGGCAGGTTTCTTTTCTGCTGGTTTATCTGCCGCAACGGCAACTAGGGAGAGAGTAGTGAGTGCTACTGCTGTCAATGCTGTAATGGATTTCATAGAATCTCCTAATTTGTTTTGAGATGTTATTATCTCATAGTGTGTGTCATTTGTCAAGTGCTTAACGTTCACCAGTTGACTGGTAATTGTCGTCTCTTTTTTTAGTTCCGATATTATATTTAGCCGTCAATAACCATTCATTCTTTTCTTTATAAGATATAATTTTGATTTGAGACAATGGCGCAATTGGTTCTAATGAATTTTTAGAAACAATTTCAATCAGTCCCCATTCGGCCAATAAATTGCTAATTGTGTTTCTTCTTGCTAAATCATTTTCTTCAAAGTCTGTTGGTTTGCCATCTAATGCAAATAATTCTTTGAAATGTACAATATAATATTTACCCTTTTTGTGTAGAATATGACATGATTGGTATAGAGTTTTATCTTTTCTGGATGCCACGCCTATTCTTGTCAATGTTTCTTTCACTTTAAGAAAATTATCTTCTTCTTTTAATCTTACTTCAAGTAAGTCCTCAATATTCACCGCCATTCTTCTTCTCCTTAGACTTCAAGCCACCTTTTTCTAATTTTTGTCGCATGATTTTAAGCTGGTCAGAGGTTATGAGATTTTGCACTTGTTTAGCTTTAGCATAACTATAGCCAAAATATTCTGAAATCACATTAATGTCCTCAACTATTTCATTTTTAAACCACTTACTGAAGCGTTTTCGTGGTCTAACGGTATTTAGTAAATACAAAAATTGAGGTTTGTTGTCAAGAAGATGACGGCAGTTCATTTCGTTTGCATAGAATACAGTGTCTGAGAAGTAAGATAGTCCTCTATTAACGATGAACGCCTTGTAATCTTTTTCAGCCAGTTCATCATTGTCGGTGTCAACCATCAAATTTTCTTTTGATTGATTGATAGCATTTAGATAATCAAATGGTGTCATGTTAGTACTTTGATGTGGTATACTTCATCATTTCAGCAATGACATAATCTTCTACTTTGAACATTGAAATTACTGCATCTTGTTCAATAGGCACTAATACCATTTCATCAATCCATCCATTTGACCGTGTGATGTTTCTAATTTTACATTTGAAATTATTTTCAATGCGAAACAACCAACCACTCCATCTGTAATGATATTTTGGTGCAGGAATAGTAACAAAATAAAATTCATCAACACTTCTACATTTTGTCAACTGACTTTTCTTGAATGCAATTGCTCCTTCAGTAATAAATGGTGTGCCGACTTTGACTTCAACAGTCTTGCCATCCGCCAATAAATCTTTTTCAGAATCAAAGTTATCTAATGAAAATTCAACTTTTCGGTTTTTAGCAAGATAGTTGCCTACATATTTCTCACCAATCTTACCAAGAATTTCAATCTTCTGTTCTCTTGTCAATACTGTTTTCATCATTTAAACTCACAATCAATCATCACTTCAGTTAAGAAAGCGACAAAGTTAATTTCTTGGTCAACGACAAATGCAGACTTGTATTGATATTCAGCAAGCAATAGAACCATACGCCCAACAGAATTAGGATTCAAACATTCATTACTGCTATCAAAGATTCGTCTGAATAGTACTGATGGTTCATTGTCTAGATTCTCTGCAACCCACTTACGCATACCCGTGAAATCATTTGCTTTCAATCTTTCAAATAATGCCTTGAAATTGTCACTTGAAATATTTGCAAGAATTCCAGTATCAATCTTACCTGTAGCAGAGTAACGTTGCAGTTCATTAATAACACGCCTCCAATCAGGAAAGTGTTTCATAATAAGTTCAGCAACAACTCGTTCTTCAAACTCTACATTTTCTTTTTGTAGAATGCCAGTCACACGTTTCATAAAACGACCAGCAAGTTTTGGTCTGTCTGATGTGTTTATCTTGAATTGTACAACGGAGCATCGGCTGTGGAGTGGTGCGATGATACGATTAAGAAAGTTGCAAGTAAGGATAAAACCACAATTAGCAGAAAACTCTTCCATGAAGTTTCTGAGTGCGGGTTGAGTAGATTGCGGATTGAGATAATCAGCTTCGTCAAGTATAACATATTTGCGACCACCAGAGAATGATACAGTTGATGCGAAGTTTTTAATTTCATTGCGTAGGGTATCAATGTTGCCATTCATAGACCCATTAATAACAATATAATTACATCCGAGTTCTTCAAGCATAGCCTTGGCGATAGTCGTTTTACCAACACCAGGACCACCAGTAAGAATTAGATTGGGCACATTCTTTTGGTCAACGAATTGTTGAAATGTTGCCTTTAAGTCTGCTGGAAGAATTGTGTCTTCAACAGTTTTTGGTCGATACTTTTCACACCAGAGAAAATCTTGTAGCATGTATTCACCTTATCATAACATAAAAATGCATTATAACACATTGCATGTTAGAATGCAAGCCGAGTGTTACTTAGCAACACTCTCATAAAGGGTCTCAACATCATCTTGTTCTTGTTGGACCTCGGTGAAGTTTTGTTTGTGATAAATCTTTGCAAGTTTGCGAGTGTACTTTTTAGGCAACTCAAATTTATCTTCTACGGTGGCAAGAATGTCTTTAATCAAATCACGCTCGGCTTCAATGCGAGTGAGTGAGTTTGAAATTTCAACAAGTGCATCCAGAATCTTTTTGCGGTCCTCTGGAGAAGACGGAACAATCACGTTACTGCTCATAATATTTATCCTTCGTACTTAGAACCGGCTTCAGTAGCAATCCAATATTCAATTTGGTCGGTTACGTGTTTAAAATGTGAGATTCCCTTAGATGAAATTGCAACATCATACGTACCAGGAATCATCTTAAGATTTTCTGTAACAAAAATCATTCGGAAGTTGGCTGAAGTTCGACCAACTGTAATTGAGAAGTTGTCTGAATCTGTATTCTTAATGTCAAGTGCAGAGATAGAAATTTCAAAACCATTACCAGTTACTGCAATGTTTGGAAGACCTAAGATACCAGACATTTTCAACACTTGATTCATGTCATCT